GGCCAGGGTTAGTTTGCAGGCCTCATCGGCCAAACGTGCAGGGAGGCTCACTACATCACCGGTGTGATAAGCGAGGCCCATGCGGCCGGTAGGAGAGGCGGTATATTCGATTTTCTTTTTTTGGGAAGCCATAAGGCAAAATTTTTTTTAAGTGAGAGAAAAGAGGGGAGCCCGCCTCGCCAGGGGTAGCGAGACGGGCCTCACCTCAGGAATGTCTACTGCGCGTCCGCGTCTTTCACGGCGGCGAAGGACTTGGAGTGACGCAGGGCCACGTCCACGTACTGGTGCACGATCATTTCGATGGTGCCCTTTTTGGCCTTGGTGTAGGGGTTCACGATCAGGTCCAGGCCGCCCCACTGCCCGATGAGCAGGTCGCGGAAGTTGCCAAAGATGATCGCGCTCAGGTCGTTGCTGGTGCCTTTGCTCAGGTTAGAAGGCACATTGGAGGTGGTCATGGCCGGATAGCCCATCACTTCGCTGTTTGCACCATCCCAGGCAAAGCGGCCGGAGCCGGAGGACACTTCCAGGTTCTTGAGGAAGGCCCGCACTTTGGCGTTGGTCACATAGCCCAGGCGACCGAGGTCGGCATTCTCGAGGGCCACGGCCTTCTCGAGGTTGACCAGGTCGGCGCGCTTGGGCGCTGCGCCGTTAGCATTGGCTCCAGCAGAAGTAGCGCCACCGGCATAGACGATGTTGATGTTGCTATCGCTCAGGATGCCCACGGGCTCGTTGGAACCACCGCCTACCAGGGCGGCCTTATCGATGGCATTTGCCACGGCGGAGAAGAAGTCGTTGCGGATCAGCGCTTCTACGTCGGGGCTGCTCTGGCGGACCAGCTGCCGGGAGAGGTCGGTGAAGGCAGTCACGCGCTTGGGCGAGAGCGTCACTTCATCGATGGTAGGCTGGCCGTCGGCGGCATCGCCGGTCTCGGCCTTCCATCCTACGGTAACACCAGAGGTCCGCGGCATAGAGATGTCGCCTTCCAGGTTGCCCATGGTCTCGGCGCCCATCTGAGCGGTCACGAGGCGGGGGCGGAGGGCCTGGATGACAGTCTCCTCTACCTCGGTGGGCACCATAAAGCCGCCATCGGCATCAGTGCCGGCGGTCATGTCGCGTTTCTCAGCCTGGGGGCCTTTGATCATGCGGACGGCCATGGCGCGGGGAATGCCTACGCCTTCTATGCTCTGGCCATTCTCGCGGGCCTCCTTCTGCGCCTCTTGGTGCAGCTCGGCTTCCAGGCCATCCTGGTTGCGGCCTTCCAGCTGTGCGTTTACAGCCTTGTGCAGGCTGTAGGAGTTCAGCTCGCGCTGCTCCTTCTGCTGCTTGGCGTGGGTGCGGTCCTGCTGCTGCTGGGCGCGCTGCTGCTGGGCGGCCCGCTGGGCGGCCTGCTCTTCGCGCTCGGCCTGCTCAATGCGGCCATCGAGGTTGCGGATCTCTTCATCGAGATCATTGAACTGCTTGGTTTCCGCCTCCGTGAAGGAGCGGCTTTCGGCGCTGCGCGCGTCGAGCAGTTTCTTCTGGGCATCGACTTTCGATGCCCGCTCTTGTTTAAGTTCTGCTAAGTTCATAATTAGCGATTTTGATTATTACGATTTAACATATAGCGAGCATCGTACTCGTCTATAAGACTTTGATGTGAAGAGGATTCTTGCCCGCGGCCGGAACCACTTTTGGCCGAAGGCCCAAACTGACTGCGCGCCTCCTGATGCTGGCGTTCCGCGGGCGAGGCCTCGGTGAGGGTGTTCTGGTAGGCGGGGTAGGTGACGGGGGAGACGTCGAGGAGCTCGCTGATGGAGTTGATGGTGCGCAGGTCCTGCGAGGGGTCTTCGTCGTCCCAATCCCAGGTGACGCTATCGACGCGGAAGGCGAAGCTGCTCTGGGTGACGTCGCCGGCCTGGATGGCATCGGCGAGGTCGCGGGCGTAGCTGCGGGAGGGCACCTTGAAGCGGTAGGCGAGGTGGCCCTCCTCGGTGAGGGAGAGCTCGAGGCTCTGGGCTACGCTGCTGCGGCGGGCAAGGATGAGATTGGCATCATGGTTGAAGAGCGCGAGGCAATCGAGGTCGGGGCTGTTCAGCACTTCATCAAAGGCACCGGGAGCGATGCGCTCCCGCATGAAGCCGAGCGAGGTGGTTTCGTTCACCTTAGCGGCAATGCCGGAAATGTAAATTTCCGTTTCCTCGCCTTCCTGGCGGACTTCTTTGCGGACGGGGGCCGCTACGTAGCGGCGCTCGATTTCGTGTGTTCCAACTGTTTGTGACATAATTATAAGTATTTAGTTGGCGCTCAAATTATCAATTTCGGCCTTGGTTTTTTCCTCAGCCAGGCGCGTCTGCTCCTGCGTTTGGGTGTTTACCTGGGTAAAGTAGCGGTCGCCCCCTTCGCGGGGATTAAAGCCTTCGAGGGTACGCACTTCGTTGGGCGAGAGCACGCCGCGCTCCATCATGCTGGCGTAGTATTCTTTGCGGGTGTTGGTATCGCCGCGGAGGAGGGCGTTCATGTTAAACTCGAAAAAGAGGCCGGTGCTGCGCTGGCGGGAGGTGAGGAGCTTATAATTGAGCTCCTGCTCGTACTTTTTAATCCAAGGGCGGAGGGTGTCGGTAACGAACTGAATGTGCATCTGCTCCATGACGGAGAAGTTGGCATTCTCATTGTCGCCGATCATAGAGGGATTGACATTAAAGATGCCGCATATATCCGCCCGGGTGAGCTTCATGGTCTCGATAAACTGCGCATCCCGCTGAGAGAGAGAGAAGGGCTTAAACTCGCCGCCGGAGTGGACGATGGGCGTCTTAAAGGCATTGGCGCCGCCGTAATTCTCATCCCATTCTTGGGAGAGCTGCTTGCGGCGGTCGGCGTCCAAGGCGCCGGGAAGTGAAAGATAGCCCTTCACGGGGCCGCCATTCTTATAGTACTTGGCATTGCGCGTCTGCGCGTGGAGGCCCTGCTCCACGGTGAGGCGGTGCTGGGCGATGGGCGAGATGCCCTCTTCCATCTCGGTGCCAAAGGCCCGGATGTGAAGCATGTCGTAATGCGGGATGGCCTGGGCGATGCCTTCCACGTGGTAGTAAGGGATGCCCTGCACCACGCTGACGGTAACGTCCTGGCTTTCCAGATACTGGAGGCGCTGCGGCCGGCCGGTGCTGGCCTCGCGGATGATGTAGGCGTAGCCATTCCCGGCGGTGAGGGCCTGGCCCTGGATGGTCTCGTAGAAGATGGTAGAGCTCATGGCCGGATGCGGCCGGTGGTGCACGAGGTCGTAAAGGTCGTTCTTGACCAGCTCGCGGCTGCCATCGGCGTTCTGACGGTAGAGGTAAACGGGCAGGCTGCCCAGGCTTTCGCTAATCTTGCGGACGCAGGAATAGACGTAGGAGAGGCGCAGCGCGCTGGTGGTGCCGTATGGGCCCAGGACGTTGGCATCCGAGCCGATGCCCAGGTGGCGTTTGAGCCATTCGGCGGGATTGGCCCAGGTAGTAGAGGCCCGCTGCTCGGGCGGCTGCGCGCCGGTGTGGGAGCGGGTTTTAGGGCTGCGCGAAAGGCGGAGGGTCAATTCCATGCGGCTATATTACAGCCGCCTTTTAGGTATTGAGGGGTAACAATGTTACGGTTGCGCGAGGTTGTTTAAGGTTGTTTAAGGTTGTTTGCTGGGGAGGTTAATTTTAGCGAGTCCGTTGCGGCTTAGCTCCGTGGCGCGGTTCATGGTTTTAATGTAGGTGGTGAGCTGGTCCTTATAGCTTAAGAAGCGGTAGCGCTTTACGAGGGCGCCGGGCTGGTCGTTTTCCTTTAACTCGCGCAGGAGGACGTAGCCTTTTTCATTTTCGGGGTCTTCCGGCTGGTCAAACTGGCGGGAGATAATGTACTGGCCTACGATCATAAGTGTTAACTATCCGGTATTTCCGGATGGTTGGGAAGTAAGGAAATTACTCGTTGTCTATTATAAATTTAACCCCGAAAAGCTGGTGCACTTGGCGGTGGTGCTTTGCGCCGTTATAACTGATGTTCTGGCTGCGGGCATAGTCAGCTATGGTTTGCAGGTTTAGGAAAGCGCCGGATAGTTCAATAATGTGAAGTAGATCATTATTTGTTAGCGCATGACTTTGTGCGCCTTTTGCGATTAGACCGGTTATTTTTTCAGCGTTCATGGGTATTTTGGGTTGGTTCATGAAATTGAATGTTATTTAGAGATTGTTGTGCAACATTAAAACGATTGCACAACAGCAAATATAAGTAATGCTTACCGCTGTGCTTAAAATCGAGTTTAGTGTTGCAAATGCCATAATTAAAAACTTATTGGTTCACCATCTTCATCCAATTTCACAAAGGCAATCACCAAGTCATTAAACATATCATTTGGCTGTCCAGAGTATTCAAACTCTTCTCCATTCCAAGTAGCCACTTGATAACCTTCGTCATTCCATTCAGGGCATCTGCATAATACCATTTGCCCGTACTTCAAATCTTTTGTTCTTTCTAATCCTGCGTACATATCTAGAAGTTTTTAATTATTAGTTCTGTGATTGTTCAAAGTTCTGTATTCCAAAGGCGCACTACTCATACTTGCATCCCGTTATGACTGCCTCCGAATCCTTGCCACGCGATAGCTCTCAAAATTGGCATAACGGCGCTGCTTAAAAACCTGCTGATACTGCGCTTCCAGCTCCTCGTAGGCCTGCTCGTGGGTGAGGCCGGCGGCGATAAGGCGATAAAAGGCGAGGTCAAATTCACGCGCCTGGGTGAGCTGAATGATCTGGTTATAATTAAGCGGGATGTGAGGCATGGCGTGGGGGTTTAAAGGGTGGCTAATTCAAGGAGGACGTCCGCATGACAGGGCAGGTCGAGCGGGCAGTAGCAGGCTAGGTCCTTGCCGCGGAG